TTTAACAAACTCATCTCCAAAAACAAAGTAAGTGAACATTGACATGAGCATTGCTAAGAAAGCTATTTTACAAATTCTTTTTAAACTTTTCTTTACATATTCTCCATTATCATCTTTTAACCTGTCTTTTGAAAATGTTAAATTGATTCCAACTGAACCAATAAATATAAATTGTGCGATTTTAGCAATTGTTTTTAACAATGGTGTATCGTATTCTATTTCTTTAAATCCATATTTATTTGGAAAATAAAAGAAATGAAATACAACCATACATATGACTGCTATACCTTTTAATATATCAATCTCTTCATATCTTTTCATAGTATATAATATTGAAACATTTAAAATTTGAAGTTATTTAAAAATTTATCGCAACAAATAAATAGTAACGAACATGCCTCCTAAGAACACAACTGATGAATATGAAGAAAAAGACCTCCGAACACACATCTACGAAAATTCTGACACCTATGCTGGTTCCGATCAAATGATAAAAGCCAATCTTCCAAGTATGGGAGATGAAGAAACAACGATATCTTTCAAGGAAATTGAATACATTCCTGTGACATACAAGTGCTTTGATGAGATCATTGTAAATGCTCGTGATCAGAGAGAAAGATTGAAAGATAGAGAAGGTGCGATGGACTTGACTGAGATTCGTGTTAATATTGATAAGGAAACCGGGGTTGTTAGTATTCAAAATAATGGTGATTCTATCAAGATTGATAAACACAGTAGTGGTCTCTATAATCCTAACTTGATTTTCGGACGTCTTTTGACATCTGGCAATTACAAGAAAGGTGAAAAGAGAACAGTCGGGGGTAAAAATGGTTATGGAGCAAAGATTGTCAATATCTTTTCGGATTCATTCGATGTAGAAGTTGCGGACAGATTTACAAAGCAGAAGTATACACAACACTTTTATAACAACATGAAAGGTGTTGATGAACCTGTGATTACTAAGTATAAGGGGAAGCCTTACACTAAGATTACATGGAAAATTGACTTCAAGAGATTTGATATTGAAGGTTATAGTGAAGATATGATTTCACTCATGAAGAGAAGGGTATATGATATAGCTGGAGTTACAGATAATAAGGTGAGTGTTTACTATAACGAAAAGAAGATTAATATCAAGTCTTTCCAAGACTATATTGAACTATATCCTAGCCCATCAAAGAAAATTTATGAAAAGAGTTCTGATCGTTGGGAAATTGGTGTTTCTGTTTCTACCAACGATAAGTTTGAACAAGTATCATTTGTAAATGGTATATCCACTCCTAATGGGGGTATCCATGTTGATACAGTATCAAAGATGATTTCTTCAGAAGTCGTGAAGTATATCAAAAAGAAACACAAGAAAGATGTTATGGAAAAATATGTAAAGGGTTATCTTTCAATTTACCTTAACTGTGTCATTGAAAATCCATCATTTGATTCACAGGCAAAGGAACGTTTGATTACGCCTAAGTCTAAGTTTGGTTCTCAACCTGAAATATCAGATAAGTTTATCAAAAATCTATGTGACGGAGCAGGACTATCTGAAAAGGTAATGCAGTTTTCTGAATTTAAGGATAAGACTCTTGCTAAGAAAACAAATGGAAAAAAGAAAAGTAAAATACATGAGATTCCTAAATTAGATGATGCTAACTGGGCTGGAACAAGGCGTTCTGAACAGTGTACATTAATCCTTACTGAGGGTGATTCAGCTAAATCTATGGCTATTGCTGGACTTTCAGTTGTTGGTCGTGATAAGTATGGTGTTTTCCCTCTTAAGGGTAAAGTCCTTAATGTTAGGGATGCGAGTATTAAGCAGGTTAATTCTAATACTGAAATTACAAATATTAAAAAGATTTTAGGTCTTGAAAGTGGTATGGTTTACAAAGATATCAAGAAACTTCGTTATGGAAAAGTTATGATTATGACAGACCAGGATCATGATGGTTCTCACATTAAGGGACTTATATTGAATCTATTTCACAGTGAGTGGCCAGAACTACTCAAACTAAATTACATTAATTGTATGGTTACTCCTATTATCAAGGTATCACAAGATAAAAAAGTTATGTCGTTTTATACACTAACTGATTATAACAAATGGAAGGATGAATTTTACAATAATAGATGGAAGGTTAAGTATTATAAGGGACTTGGAACATCTACTTCAAAGGAAGCAAAAGAATACTTTCAAGATCTAAAGGTAAATCAATACGTTACTAATAGTAAAACAGATGATAGTATGGTTCTAGCTTTCAAAAAGACAGAAGCAGACCGCCGTAAAGATTGGCTAAAATCATATAAAGTAGAAGAAATTCTGGATTATAATAAGAAAGATACAAAAATAGATGATTTCATTAATTTTGAATTCAAACATTTCTCAAATTCAGATAATCTACGTTCAATTGGTTCATGCATTGATGGTTTGAAAGTTTCTCAGCGGAAGATTTTATACTCATGTTTTAAGAGAAAACTATATAGTGAAATTAGGGTCGCACAGTTAGCAGGTTATGTTAGTGAACAAGCAGCATATCATCATGGAGAAGCTTCTCTACAAGGGGCGATTGTTGGAATGGCTCAAAACTTTGTAGGTTCAAATAATATCAATCTTCTACAACCAAATGGTCAGTTTGGAACAAGGATTATGGGTGGAAGTGATTCAGCGAGTGCTAGGTATATCCACACCCAACTTAATCCACTAACAGATCATATATTCCCATCAAAAGACTTCCCACTCTTGGACTACGTTGATGATGATGGTTTGCTTGTTGAACCCAAATGGTATTGTCCGATTATCCCTATGGTTCTTGTTAATGGAATGGTGGGGATTGGAACTGGATTTAGCACAAATATTCCTCAGTTTAATCCAAAGGAATGTATTAATAATATTCGACGTAAAATGAATGGAGAACCATATCTTTCAATGATGCCTTATTATAAGGGTTTTACTGGAAAGATAACAAAAAAGACAGAAAAGAACAATACAATTAAGTTTATTACACGGGGTAAATATAAGGTCATTGATGAGACGGTTGAAATTACTGAATTACCTATTGGAAAGTGGACACATGATTTTAAAGAATATATCGAAAATATTATTAAAGAAGAAAACTCATGGATTCTAGATTATGAAAATCACTCAACCGATGAAAAGGTTAAGTTTTCAGTCAAGGTTACTGATGAAACACTATTTGATAATACATACAAGACCAAAGATATTATTGAAGAAAAGTTTAAACTTCAATCTACAAAATCAACCACAAATATGCATCTCTATAACAAGGATGGAACAATCAATAAGTATGAAAATATTTATCAGATTATGGATGAACACTACTATGTAAGATTAAATATGTATGCTAAACGTAAAGGATACGAACTTGATATTATTCAAAGAAAGATTAAGCTTCTGGAAGCAAAGATGCGTTTCATTCAAGATGTTATTGATGAAGTTGTTATTATCAATAAACAAAGTAAAACATGTATTATCAATAAAATGTGTGAACTAAAATATCCATTCTATGAAAAAGAGGAAATTGTAGATTATGAAGAAAGGGAAATTAAATCAGAATATAATTATCTACTGAATCTTTCAGTTTATAACTTCACATCAGAAAAAGTAGATGAATTACAAAATGATATTGATAAGAGTAAAGAAGAATATAAGTTACTTAATGAAATGGACCCGAAAGATATCTGGCGTAATGAACTAGATGTATTCGAGGAAAAGTATGATGAGTGGTTGAAAAAGTGATTTAAATGTATAAGCAATATATTATATATGTAAATGAATATTGAATCTTAAAATAAAGAATTATTAAGAAAAAATAATGAAGAATTAGATGAAGTTTGTAAGAAAATATGTCTCCCTATAGGATGGTGTATAGTTTTTTTATTATTTCTATATGCATTTTTTTGAGGAATTTTTCATGGACCATAGTATTACTTTTCAGAGATATAACCGTCCCCTTTATTTACATCATAATACCATCTCAATACTTTACTAGTATTTGGACAAATGGTAATTGCATATGCTAGAGTAGCAGAATCTCCCAAAAGAGACTGTATTATACTTTCTAAATTTTCTTCCCCATAGAGTGTAGAAATTGTATTCTTTAATTGACCATAAGATAATTGTGTTTTTTGTGTAGCATTTTTAATATCCCCTTTATAGTCCATGTTTGTTTTATATTATATTATATGATATTAATCAAATTTGATATAAAAAGTAATTTTTAATATTATTAAAAAATGGAAGGTATCATTTTAGAAGAAAAAAAATATCTTTGGATCAATCACAGTGATCAAACTGGTCAGGACCTATATTGTTACCTTAATGAAAAGGGTGAAAAAATATATGGAAATATAGTGACAACTTCATCAACAGAACACCCATACTCAGAACATTCAATACATAAAAGTGCTGAATGTAAAGGTAGTGCTGTTACATTTGTAGAGTATCATAGAAAGGATAATTTAATCAAAAAGTCTTCTTGAGACAGGTCTCTCTTCTTGTAATGTCAAAAATCTCCTTTCTAATTCTCTAAAATTTTCATTTTCTCTTTCATTTCTTATTCTTCTTTCAGAACTATTACTATTTTCTTGTGGAGTTGCTTGTTGAAGTTGTGATAAACGTCTTTCTAAATCACTTACATCTTGTGAAGCACTCCTTGATCTAGGATTCCTCCTTGACCGACTACTTCTGGCGCCCTGAGATCCACTCCTTGATCTAGAACGATTACTGGATCTGCTACGACTTCTAGAGCGTCTACTGCCCTGAGATCCACTCCTTGATCTAAAACGACTACTAGACCTGCTACGACTTCTAGAGCGTCTACCCTGAGAACCACTTCTTGATCTAGAAACAGATCTTGACCTTGGCTGAGAACTTGATCTGGCCCTTGAACGACTTCTTGATCTGCGACGACTTCTTGATCTGCTACGACTCCTTGAGCGTGTGCTTCTACTAGAACTTTGCCTTGATGTACCACTGTTATCAACTCCATCTTGGTCATCTATAAATCCTCTAACAGATTCATTAAAATCCCATATATCTAAATTAAATAATTTCATTGTTATTCCATTCATTTTATTTGTAATTTTTTCAGAGACACTTCTAATCCATTTTTCACCATATATTAATTTATTATTAATAGATTGTGAAACGGGTCTTTGTTCATATTCTGCTTCGGCTAATTCTTCAAGCACTTCTTCAATATTATCATCAAGAGGTTCTATATCTTTATTTTTTAGACTTTCTAGATCATCAAAGTTTTCTTCTGACCACCCGACTATACCATATTTTTGTTTTGCATAATTTTTATCACTATAAATTTTTATGGCTTCATGGATAGGTTTACTTGTTGATCTATCTGAATAAGGTGCTTGTAATAGTTCAACTAATTCAGTAAAATTCTCTAATCTTCTATCCTTCATTATATCTTGAAAATCAACTATAACCTTCTTTAATTCTAGAACAACTTTTTGATTATGCTTGCTTAGAACATCCCAACTATCTTTTAAACCGTGATATTCAACCAATTCTTTCACTTGAAATCTTTCTTTTTCAATTGGATTTTCGCTTCCTCCGAATAAGAAGTTCATTTATTATATGTAATATTTTTAAAATTTGATATTCTTTTAAAAGATAGAATAAAAATATTCAGAAATGAATAAATCAAAGAGTTTCCCTCACATTTCTGAGGAAAAAGTCTCTTCTTTAAGAAAGTCAACCAGTCTTTCGGATGTATGTGAAAATAGTTTCATTTATGAAGAAGAATTTGAAGGAGATGGAAGACTAGGTATTAAATTTGGAGAAGTCAAAGGAAAAATTGTGGTTAAGTCTATCGAAAAGGGAACTGTTGCCGATGAAAGTTATGATCTTAAAACACAAATGATTCTCACTCATGTAAATGGAATTAGTGTCGTTGGAAAAAGTTATTCTTATGTCAGAAACATGGTTAATAGTATATGGGATAATGAAAGTAAGGTCCATTTATCGTTTAAAAAACAGATATTTGAAGAACTTTCACGAATATTGAATGAAAATGATTTGCTACGATATTACGATGATTTCGTAGATCTTGGTGCTCAAAGTCTTTCTGATTTAGATTTTGTAGAACTGAGAGATCTAAAAAAAATGAGAATGAACATTAGAGAAATTGAAAATTTTAAACGTATTAATCCAAATATTTAAAAATAATATATTAAATTTATAAAAATGGAACCGGAACCAATGCCTGATCATATTGTTCAACAAGACATTATGTTAGATGACATCAAAGAATATAGAAAGATAATTTCTGGGTTAATGTATCATTTACATAAAAATTATGATACTTCTGATGAATGTAAAACAATCTACAATGAATATAATTTTTTATCAGAAGTAACACCATTTAACCATCATTATGGTTATATTGGTTATGAGCTTATTTATGAAGATACACAAAAACATAGAAAATATATAAGTGAAATGATGGAAAGAATAAAAAATGCTGGAAAACCAGAATGTGATTCTATCTATAATGAATGTTATACTTCAGAAATTTATCAATATTATGTTTTAGGAAATTATAACGGTAATTAGTTTAATTTATCCATTAATGCTGTAGATAATGAACATGTTGATGTTAAACCATTATAAATAGCATTTACACCCATAATTAAAAGTATGATTAAGGGTATTTTATTTATTTTTATTTTTTTGTTTTTTAGTTGAAGATATGTATATCCTCCAGCTGCTAATATTACAGTTCCCATGACAAGTTGTAATATTCTCATTACATTGTATAGATTAAATTCATCTTTACCACCTACATTTACATTAATCGGTTTATCTTTTAAGACAATATTATTTAAACCAGGCTTTAAATTTCCAAATTGAAGATCTGGATTCACCTTTATTTTTTCTATGTTTGCAAAATATTTATCTTTAACAAATTGTGAACGATTTGCCCCTTGACAAACTATATATATTTCATCAACATATTCTAAATGCTCTATTATTGTTTCTTTATTAAAACGAATCATATTCATAGGGATATTATAAAATTTGTATTGTTCAGATGGAAGGAAATGTTTTCTATAAGCTTCGTCACTTTTTCTGATATCGATAAATAAGTAGTTCATTTATTATAAAACATTATTTTTTTTTAAGAAATATAATTTTTATCTTCTTCTCGTTCTCATGCGACGTGTATTCTTTCTAGTAAATTTTCGGCGTGTATTTCTCTTAGTATTTCTGCGTGTATTTCGGCGTGTATTTCTGCGAGTATTTCTGCGTGTATTTCGGCGTGTATTTCTGCGCTTTGTGCGTCCACCACCTTTCTTGTTTTTCTTTTGTGTTTTTATAGGTCCATAACAACAACCATTCTTTTCTCTTGAAAACCCCTTTTCTTGACAAGGTGGTTCTGGATGAGCTTTTGTACATTTTGATTTTTCTTTTTTTGCTGTTTTTTTCTTTGGTGGAGGAGAAGGCGGTAGATCAACTGTTTCCTGTTCTGGTTCAGGGATATTATCAGATTCTTTGGACCTTTTAGAAGATGATTTACTTCCTATTCTCCACTCTTTAAAATATTTTATCTGAGAAGGGGATAATCTACCTTCGCCGTTTTGTTTATATTTTTCTATACATTCAATATCATCTTTGTCTAAGTTAAATAGTTTTATTAAATCTTCATCATTAATATCTTCTTTTTTTGTCATTTTTGTTATATCTGGTAA